TCAAATTTGAAGGATGGAGATGAAAGTATTATAAGTTTGTTATTAGGCCATACATACCTTTCATTTTCTTTCAGCTCGCCCTTGTCGATTAGGCGGGATTCTAGTTTATGCAATTCTTCTCTTTCAATTGGATTTTCCACCACGCCAAGGAATGGTATAATAACTTCATTGAATATCTTTTCTGGTATTGTTAAGAACTCATCTAGTACTATCCTATTAAATCGAAATCCCCTTAGCCGTTCTCCATTAGCTAACGGAAGGGCTATCGCACGACTATTACCAATTTTGAGGGTCCATTGGTCAGTTCCCTTTGTGATTTTAACTCCGCACTCTTTTACCAACTTCGCTTCTGGTTTGCAGAGTATGTCTTCCATCTTCTGGAAGATTTGTTTTGATTGCCTAAAGCTACCTGCAATAACACCAATATTCGCGTTAGGATTTAAAAGACACTCAAGTAATACATAAATAGCTGTAGAGAAGGTCTTCGACATACCACGGGAGAATACGAACATAGAATAGTCCGATACCATCATCCCCTTAATAGCCATAGCCTGAAATGGAAATAATTTTACCCCTAAAAATAACTCAGAGGTAAATGCAATATTAGCCCTTAAGAATTTATATAATAAATACTTTGCTTCCTCGTCAGGCAAGTCGCCGTCGAGTGTTTTTAAATAAGAATTAAATTCCGTAGCGGAGTAATCATTACGATACCGCTGTTTTCCTTTCTGCCATGCCATGAACTTTTTTTTCTAAATGATATTGAACATCAACGTGCCAAAGACTCTGCCCGTGATATAGTATTTTAGGTATTATCTTCTTCGCCCCCGCTCTTGAGTAAGCAAAAACAAACTGTATGTTTTCTGGGTAGTCTATCATAAGACTACGGACGTTGTGCCACAAGTAACCTAAGTTCGATTTAAACTTCGATACTTTGTTGTCTTCTTCGATTTTCCCAATAGATGACTCGACAACAATGAACATGTAAGAATTAAACTTGACACAACGATCCATTTCACGCCTGAATCTTTCAATATCTTTTCCGAAGGTTTGTCTAAAATCATCTTGAGCTTTTCTATCTACAAAGGTTTTTGAATAATATTCTCCTGCTGCGGTGTAATCACCGAAGTCTAACTTGTTCTTCATACTATTATCGAAGTTAAGAGGCTTTTGTTCTCTAGTATCGACAAATATTCGCATATCTTGACAATCTGTCTCCCAAAAATTCTTAGGTAAGTTTTTGGTAAACCAAGAGTCTACACCTAGATCCTCAGAGAACTCAGAGTAAGATGCCCACATTTTGCGGTAGTAATCGACGTTAGGCATTTGAGCCAATATATAGTATAGATCTGGTGGGGTAAATTTAACATCCTTCTTCTCAAACCTTTCGCGGATATACTTGATTAAGTAATTTTTTGCTTTGATAGGAGAAGTTGTTTTTAGCCAAGATAAATAATTATCTACATTGTTAAAATCTTCTGAGAAGTATTGGTTATAGTTTTTGAACTGTAACAATTCTTTTGTATAAAGATCTCTTTTGGCATAATGCTCCACATAATACTCCCCAATAGAAGTGCTATGCGCTTTAAGATGGGCATGGAAGCTTCTGCGATTATCAAAAGGCTTCCCACACACTCTGCAAACAAATTCACTCATAATAATTCTTTTTTGGATATCCCCAAGATTCTTGCTTTATAATCGTCCATACTTTCCAATCTGTCAGCTTCTTCTTCAATTAATTTGTTTTGAAGTTCGGCCATCATGATCATACGGTCTCTTTCTTCTCGTTCTTGGAATGCTTCAACTAAAGCGAAGATAGAACCATTCTCCTCGCCCTTAGATTTCAATCTCGCAGTTCTAGATCCGTTCAAGTCTTTCGTCAGGGATTCAATGCGCTTCTCGCACTGGTTAAGCTCTTCACTGGTAGCCTTGATAATCTCCGTCAGACGCATTGTGATGTCCCTTTCGTTGTCTTGGTCGTCCAGTAGTGCATTAAGCTTGTCAATACGCATCTGGATGTGTTTCTGGCGCACGTAGTTAGCACATACAGTCACATACAGATTCAATTCGTCGTTAGTGAGGTCAGGCTTATCCCAAACAGCACGAACAAACTCGCTTTCGAATAAGTTTCTGTCAGCTAGAGTTGAATACTGATTAATAAAATGATTGAAGCGAGGGCTTTTAAAATAAAGAATTAATTGCTCTACTAACTTCTTTTGTTTTGTTTGGAGGTTTAGTTCCTCTAGACGAGTGCCGCAGAAGTTGTTGATTTTGACAATCGCTCTGTTTATAGACTTAGGCGGAGTCCACTTCTCTTTTGTGACAATTTCGTTATCGTCTACAATCTCTGGTCTGTAAGTTCTTAAGAAATCAACAATAACCCTATGCTTCATACTTAGGGGCTGAACATCACGATCCTTGAAGGTGAGTCGAGCAATCTCTAATGCATTCATCCCAACCTCAATATTGTCAGTCATCAAGAACTCTTTTTGTTCTTTGTTTAAATGAACCTGCTCTACTTTCGGGGCAAGTGATGTATTTGCTTTTTTGTCTTGTTCAGCTAAGAACTTCCTAACTGCACGGCCCTGTTTCGATCTCCCATCAATATCTTCGTCATTAAATATCTTGCGGGTAATGAACATTAAGTCAGGGTTCTTTTTAAATAGCTTAAGAATCTCCTCTTTCTGCTCTTCTGTTAAATCGTATATCATTATATATCTTCCTCTTTTACTAGCTTTGCTGCTATGTTATAAAACTTTTTCTTCAGATTGTTTATTTGTTTGTATCTAGGTGTCTTTCTTTTACTTGTATCTCTCTTAAACCCAAACTTCTTGGCAACCTCTACTTCATCTACATGATCTATAAATAAAAGCTTGTATATTTCTTTATGCTTGTCGCTCAACTCAGACATAACCAAAAGATGTATCTTAGCTGCTTTCTTATCATAATCTAACTCGTCTTCATTTACTCTATCTTTAACAGATATTAAAGAATCCAAAGAGACTGGCATCTTTAAGTGAAATGCATTTTGTTTCTTACTCTTCCATTTAGCAAAGTCCTCGCACTCTTCATCCTGCTCCTTACTCTTAGTGAAACCACACTCATCTCCACCCAAATAAAAAGAACAACGCAAACATGGTTTAGCAAAGTTCCCATAGTGATTCCTTATCAGATTCTTTATCTGATTACTAATCAACATAGAAGCCCAAGGCTTAAACGCTCTCTTCTGGTCCCACAAATACCACTTTTTATAAATATGGGTACGGATTATTTGAGATACATCATCATAATCCAACCAAGCTATGGAGTTAAGCTGCCACTTGGCCCTATATCTACTTAAAAGTTCTTCAATTTCTGGGATAAGGTCTTCGTAACTATTATCCATCAATGTCTTGGACTCTAGATGAAGAACAATCAGCTTGACTTTGTTTGATCATAGCATCGCCATTTGGCAAATTTGATGCTGGTCTAGACATCCTACTCCTAGTCGCATCTTCAGGAGTAGCAGACTTCCACAAATCAGTTAAAGTTGTTTTTTGTGTGTTCGCTTCAGCAACAATGTCGTTTTTCATTTTGTTCAAGTCAAAGGAGCGAGAACCTTCTTCCTCGTATTCAATTTCCGCAACAGCTTCTTTACGAGCTGGTGCAGGAGCAGACGCTCCAACCGACATGCCACATGCCGAACAAAACTTTGGTTTGGCCACCTCGTACACGTTTTTGTGGCCGCAGGAAGAACAGAAAACTTTATTCATATGAAATTTTATTGTTTTGGGGCTAATAATTCAATTTTTTCTACAAGATAACTGATAATTTTATCTCTTATCACATCTTCTTTCCCAAATTCTACACTATACACCCCTTTTTTGGAACTCTGCTCGTCTTCAAACAAAGACTTAAGCCTATCAAAACCACTATTCCTAATGTCACTCTGCAAACTATCCCCACAGATGAACAACTTACTCCCACGACCTATCCTTGTAAGCACAGTAGTCAATTCTCTCACACTCATATTCTGAGCCTCATCCACAATAACCACTTTCTCTCTCCAAGTACATCCGCGCAAAAAGTTTATCGGCTCCGCTTCCAATACCCTTTTGTTTTTTAATTGTTCCTTTTCAGGCTTATTTAATAACTCATCAATCTTATCTAAAAGCGGAGCCATATATGGCCCAAACTTATCATCCATGTCCCCTTTCAGAAAACCTATCCCCCTATCCGCACTCTCCACCACACTCCTCAAATATAATATTTTTAAGTTTTTATCCGAATTATATAAATCTAATGCAGAATAAACAGAAAGAAATGTCTTAGCTGTTCCCGCTGGACCCCCAACAAACACAATCCGTGTTTTGTCATCAGTCATGATGTCATAGAATTCTTTTTGTTTTTTTGTCAATTCAATATGACCCAACAACAAGCTATTATCTTTTGCCATTTGTTTTTATCTATTACACACCAAAGCATGTAGTTTCATTTTATTATATGGCGCATCCTCCATTAGTTATAAAAAAACTTTACTTATAGTGTTCACCACCCCCCCGCTGTGTGTGTGTCAAGCACAAAAGTAAAAACTTTCAGAAAACCCCTCCCCTATAAAAAAGTTTAAATAATACAAAAAAAAGCTTTTAATTGTCAGGCATCTGTGCTATACTATGCCCATGAAAGAAATTAATACTTCCCTAGTCTCCGATCTTACATTCATTGACATCGCTGATACTCTTCGCCCTGATCAGTGGGCTGATTGGTATGTAGAATTCTCTTACAAAGGTAAAGACTACGAAGGCTCCTTACAGGCTGGAGTTCACAACGCAGAAGATTTTCACCACGATGTGATCGAATACGTCGAAGAAAAATAAATTAAAATAATAGCAAAGAAAGCTTGCACCACTCAAAAAAATAAAGTATAATACCCACATGACCGCAACACAAGAAGCACTAGCAGCAATGGCCAAAGCAGAGCAAGGCATGAATAGCATGATAGATGACATCGTTAAATCTTCAGAAACTTTCGTGCAGGATTGCAAGGAGCAGAAGAAGGAGCTTTTCCCAACAGCAACAGCCTTTGAGCAAGCGCAAGATAGAGCGCATGAAAACTTTGAGAACTTCATGCAGGAAAGAGAAGCAGGGAGAGACTTAGATGATTCAGTGTCGGAGGCTATATGGCTCCTTCAGAAGACTGACCCTTTCCTAGCCAAGCACCTAAACAAAGCTCTAGGAAAATACAGAAATAATCGCGTAAAGTAACAAATAAAGCTTGCAACCAATCCAAAAATAAAGTAAAATACTCTCGTTATGAAAATGAAAACCAACACCACCACCACTACCTCCCGCTTCGATCACGCCCTCTATGGACTCAGTGACGAAGACCTCAAGACTAAGCTCACCAATCGCGTGGTGACTTACTTCAACAGCGAGGAATCCTCCGTCAAGAATGATGGTGTCCGTCAGTTCGTGATCAAGTCAATCGACCACACCGATCACGCCAAAGGCTCAGGTCGTCGCTACATCCAAGGGGAGGTCCAAGACCTCGACGATGGAGGCAAGACCAAGTTCCGCACCTTGCACGTTGCAGGGATCACCAAAGTGAAAGGTCGCTTGGCCACCGCCATCACACTGGCAAAATCAGTTTACTAGTTTCTGTGTGTTGTGTGATCGCCCGTCAGTCTCTGCGGAGGCTGGCGGGTTTTCTTTTGCGGCTGGTCCCTTGGGATGAGGGTGTCACCTCATTTTAAATCAGAACAGTGAGAGTGTCAAGCCTTTTAGGGTAAAAAAAATAAATAAAAACATTTAAATAAAAAACGCTCTAACTCACTGAGCGACAACGACTTAGAGCGCAGCGCCCCGCCCCGACCGCTAAGTCCTTGAGTATCAACGACTTACGAAGGTTTTTTCTATACCATAATCGCGAGGCAATGCAAGCATTAAAACAAAAAAATAAACCTGTCTGACAACTTAAAAAAAAATCATTTAATATGCAAAAAGAGCTTTTAATACACTCTAATCTGTGCTAAAATACACGCATGACAACGAACAAAGAACACCAGTCAGCAAACTACAATAGCAGCGTAACTTGGGATGATGGCCGCACAGTTAAATTCAACGAACACTTTGAGGTCGAGGGCTTCACTAAAGTATCTTCAGTCTACCCTTCCGAAAGTTCTATAACTAGTAACCTTGAACAGCGCAAGGCTTTAGGCGGTGGCAAGTCTTATGGCTACCGTTACAAGTCTATGCAGAGAGAAGAGTGGTTTGTAGACTTCGAAGCAAAAGCTTTCTGGTCTTCTGACAACTGCTAAAAAAAAAGAATAAAAAACCCTTGCACCGCTTAAAAAACTAGAGTAGAATACCCACATGACTGACACAGATACCACCACTGACTTTGAAAGATTCAACAATGAGCGCACCGCAGCAAACGCGATGCGGGATGAGCTTTGCTTCATCACTGGTCTTCTCAAGTTGGATAGCCCCGAAGTATCAGACAGAATCCAAAAGGCTCTTGATAAGCACAAGCAAGAGAGAGATCAAGTATGGGGATTCTAATCCCACCACCACCACCAAACACTAACACTAAAGAAAATAAAATTATGAACCACCGTTTAAACTACCTCAAGAACTTCGTTTCTATCGTCATGATAACTCACCTTTGTGTGCTTGCAGTCTTCGGATTGTTGGCCTACTTCGTTGGCTTGCCCCAAGCCATTGACAACATCGGAGGATGGTATGAGACCAAAGCAAGCGGAGAGGTATACTATCATGCTTATAACTTCCTGCATTTCATGGCTCTCACCTACCTTCCCGCAATGGTGCTTGCCCCTTTCATCACTGCGATTGATTGGATCAATGACGCACCCGCAAGACGCAAGCTCAAGCGCACACCTAACACAATCACAGGAAAAGAATTAGTTGATATAAAGCTCTAAAATAATCCTTGCAATAATCTCAAATTACACTATACTAACATCATGACCGTTAAAAAACCAGCATTCATCTACTCCGTAATTGTTAAAGCCCTCAAAGATTGTCGCTTGAGAGAAGATCACGCCAAAGTGGACGATCCATCCATTGATAACTATACTGAAGCCGTAATCATTGATATGTGCAGGGCAGCAGTTGATAATAATCGCGACCTCCGTGACTTTCGCGCAGTGTGCGAGGAAACACTGAAGGTAATCCTCCGCTTGCGTAGAGATTCGATACCAATGATCGGCCCGACTTGTCAGAATAATCTCGTCAAGGAAGGTCTCATGATCGAAAGCGATGATCTTGAGTTTCGCCCCAAGGAGATGCTTGGCGCAGCATTCACTAAAAATAATTAAAAAAACATTTAAAAAGGGCTTGCACCTAATTCTTTTCTGGAGTATACTATCGGCATGGCAACAGTAACACAAAACCACTTAGCAGACTTAGCATATCAAGCAGGACTACGAGGTCATGAGAGTATCACTTGTCCCCGTTCATACCTTGGCTGGGTAATCCCAGAAATGTTCGAAGATGGAACGATGGCCATCGGAATCTGGAGGCACTTCTGGGCAGAGGGTGAGCGGGTGGAGAGGGAGGCTTGCGCTCGCGATTACGATGACAGCCGATTGGATTACTAATCCGCACCACACAAGGCTCCCGAAAGGGAGCTTTTTTTTTGCCTTTGTCCCTTTTTTTTACTTTACATTCTGAAAAAATCATTTTAAATAAAAACGCTGTAACTCGTTGAATATCAGTGTGTTAGCGAGCGGGGCGGGGTCACCCGCTCTAAGTCGTTGAGTATCAGTCACTTAGAGCGTTTTTGATGAACTTTAACTCATTGAGTACCAGTGGCTTATCTCTTATAGATCTGGGCCTATATTTGGCTTATTTGCTTTTAACCTTAGTGACCTTAGCGCATTATTTGCTTAAATATCTGGCGATGTTTGTCAAGTTTATTTGCAAAAATATTTGGCATTGTTGGCCCAAAAAAAAATCACTTTAAACGCAAAAAAGGTATTGCGCTTCATAAAAAAATAGTTTAGACTCTCACCAGTTCAGAGGCAGTTCTCTGACAGTAACCAACTAGAAACTACTACTACCATGAAAAACCTAATCTACTCATCCAACAAAGTCAGCTATGATCAACTCAAAGAAGTTGAAAAGCCTGAGCCTATGGGTTCGCGTCACTTCCCAATTGACCATCACGAGTTGGTCGATATCGCCAAGCGCGAACTGGAGCACAGTGGCTTTGACATTGTGCAGGAAGAGCACGGTCTTGCTGAGAAGGGCATGAATTGCTTTTCTGGCTTTGCCATTCGCAAGTCAGACTTCGACAATACTGACCGCGAGCTTGTGTTCGGTCTTCGGAACTCCCACAATCAAAAGTTCGCCAGCTCTGTAGCGGTTGGCTCTTCAATGCTGGTATGTGAGAATCTTTGCTTCTCTTCTGACATTACCCTGTCACGCAAGCACACTCGCAACATTTTGCAGGATCTCCCACTAGTTATGGCCGAAGCTATCGGTTCTATTCAAAAGACTTGGGACAATGAAGGCAAGCGCATTGAGACTTATAAGAACACCAAAGCCGATGAGGTCGAGGTAATCAGTAAACTTCTCAAAGCTGGTTTGATCAAGCCCACCAAGATTGAAAATTTCTTGAATCTTGTTCAGAATGGTGGGGTCGATGTCAACGGCACAAAGGGAGCTTTCCATGAGCATCGCGGGACACTCTGGAACATCTTCAATGCTGTTACAGAATCTTACAAGGATTTGACCGCCAACAATGTCATGCACCTCCCACGCATGACAATGCAAGCCCAAGGCATTCTTGACAGGGTCGCAAACCCCGTCTTGATTACTGAGGAGGATAAGGCCATCGCCCTACCCGCTTAAATTTCCTTGACATAGCCAGCCCCGTCCCCTCTGCATGGGGGGCGGGGCTTTTCTTTGTCAATAAAAAAAAATCGTTCTAAGTCGTTGAGTATCAATGAGTTAGCGGGGTGCGCCCCCCCGCCCCGCCTAACTCCTTATCAATCAGTGAGTTACAACGTTTTTCTTAAAAAACAAAAATGGGGGGTGTCAAGCATTTAAAAAAATTAAATAATCATTAAAAAAGGCTTGTAGTGCGTTCTCTCTTCTGATATTCTACCCTCGTTATGGGATTAGACCAATATGCACACCGAAGGGACTCTAATGGTGAGTCAACTGAGCTTTCTTACTGGCGCAAGCATAATGCTTTGCAAGGTTGGATGGAAAAACTCTGGGCCATAAAAACTGGCAAATCAGAAAGTGATCTTAATTGCCAAGATCTTGAAATCACCACCGAAGATCTAGACCAATTATGGACTTGCATTAAGCACCAAACACTACCGCAAACCCAAGGCTTTTTCTTTGGGAGTGATACTAGCCACGACGCAACGCGCCAAGATTATGATCTGGAATTTGTGGCAAAAGCTAGAGAGGCCATCGCAGAAGGCGACCAAGTTTTTTATTCTTGCTGGTGGTAAATTTTTAATATAAAAAAACACGATGAAATTACTAAATCAAGGCAATGCCAAAACACTAAAGGGTGAAAAGGTCGGGTTCCGCACATTCGGACTCCATCTTTCCCCTGCTAATAAATCAGGATTCAATGTTTGCCAATGGGCAAGCGCGGGATGTCGTGCCGCTTGTTTAGATACAGCGGGGCGCGGTTGTATGTCCAACGTACAAAATTCTAGAATCGCTAAAACTCAAAGGTTCTTCAAAGATAACTTCGGTTTTATGTCGGATCTTCGAATTGAAATCGGCAAGGCTATCAAAAGCGCAGCTAGGAAAAGCCTCACCCCTTGTTTTCGTCTTAACCTTACAAGCGATATTCCTTGGGAGAACATGAAGAAAGGGGGCAAGACAAGTGTGATAGAAGAGTTTCCAGAGGTAAATTTTTATGACTACACCAAAGGCTTTACTAGGATGATGGCTTGGTTGAATGGCAAGATGCCCGACAACTATCACCTCACCTTTTCCCGTAGTGAAGAGACTAGCGACGACAGAATGAAAAAGATTCTTTCGTTAGGTGGCAACGTTGCGGTTGTTTTTCGTGGTTCACTTCCTAAAACTTATCTCGGCTTTCCCGTCGTCGATGGTGACGAGAATGATCTACGCTTCAAGGATAAAAAGGGCGTGATCGTTGGATTGGTTGAAAAAGGTCTTGCAAAAAAAGATGAAACTGGTTTTGTAGTTGAGCCAAAATGAACTGCAAAGAATTAGAAACCGCGATTGTGCTTTTGATGACAATCATTTCACTACTATTCAGAAAGAGATAAATCATGGAAACAAAAGGAAAAGACTATGCTGCTTTAAAGGATGATTCCCTCTATAAAGCGGTACTAAACAAACAGATAATAAAACAATCCTCTCAGGGAAATTTCGGAATGTATGATGTGATGCCCGTAAATAATGCTCGCATAGTAAGCGAAGCCTGTGATAGATTCTTCGAAAGGAAAGGGATTAGATATGGTTCCGCATGGTTCCACGACAGAAACGACAGAAAGAAAAAAATACAACAAGCAAAAGATGAACAACGAAACACCAACCATTAAATTGACAGGGCACTTCAATAAAACCTTCAGTGTCAAAAAGGAAGAGAAGGGCTATAAGGGCTTAGAATATTCCATTGAATGGGATTTTGACAAGGAGCAAACTCGCATCCCTATCTCGACACACGGTGCAACCAAGTTGGCCGATACATTTAGAAAGTTAGGCTTTACGCAAATCCACCCAAAAGGCTACAACAAATTTATATAATGACAATAGAAGTAGAAAGAAAAGAAGTTTACGGTAATACCCTAACTTATGTAAAAAAAGAATCTGTAAGGAATTCTATAAAGAAACTAACAGGAAGAAAAACTTTAACTCACTATGATATTGAAGCTCTTAAAGAGCTAGGCTTTGTCTTGGTAATTGAACAAGCAACAGAAAGGATTTAAATTATGAAAAAAACATACAGAGTCCCATGCTCATGGGAGGTTTACGGAATAACGATGGTAGAAGCAGAATCTTGGGATGAAGCAATTAGCACCGCAGAAGATGCTCCATTACCTTCAGATGGCAGTTACATAGAAGATTCATTTAGAATCGATGAAGCGATGGTTGAATATGAAAGAGAAAAAGAATCCAATTCCCTTCAGACCTTCCTCAAAAAGAGGATCACTAAACCCCAAACTGTTTAAAATTATGATTAAAGAACACACAATGCCGTGCATCCACATGAATGGATCAGGAGAGACTAGCCTACGCAGACAATACAATGATTTGTTTGAAGCAGTAAGCGAGGCGCAAATTAAACTCCTTTATGATACAGACTTCCATCAGAGAGATTACTACCCCCTTGGGGATGAAGCTTGGGATAAAGCTTATCAAGAAAGAGAAGAAGTGAAGGAAGCAATGAACAAGATCTATCAATACGCGAAGCAGCATATGCACTTCCTTGAATATGGAAAGGAGCCATTGCCAGATAAAAAATAAATAAAAACCCCCGTAACTCGTTGACTGTCAGCGAGTTAGAGGGCGGGGCGGGGCCGCGCCGCCTAAGTCCTTGATAATCAGTGTGTTACAGAGTTTTTTTAATTCTCTCTAAGTTGCTTATAATTAGTTAGTTATGTAAGCCTGATTTTGTTTATTTGTTGCCTACCAAAAAAACGGGCATCTGCTTGCTTTTATTTGTTTATATTTGGAATAAAATTCGACATTTTTGCTTGCATTAGTTCTATAGATAACTATATTGAACACATGAAAGATCAAGACCGCGCTTTCTTTGAGAATGTAGTATTTACCTGCTTAGTTGTATTGAGCAGTATTATTTCAATCGTTGGGGTTTACAAATTTTTTGGTTTATTTGTTAACTGATCTTGCTGACATAACATAATACCCGTCCTCCTTCTTCATAGTTTCTAAGGGGGGCGGGTTATTTATTTGCACTTATTTGGCCCAAAATCCTACAACCTTGGGGCTTATTATTTAGAAAAATATTTGGCAAACTTGCCTCTTCTAGCAGTTAGCTCATGTATGACCACAGCCAATTAAACAAAGAATAATCAGTATACCACTACAAGCTACTAGCCCCAAAAGTACCAATTTATTTATTTTATGTTGCATACAATAATATTACACAACAAGCGGGGCTTATTTGTTTTTATTCTTTTTTGCCTGTAGCTTCTTTATCTTACTATAGAATGTTTCTTTCTTTGAGCTGTTAACCATGCAGTCTCCAAAGGGTTGCTTATTATTAAATCCAAATATTTCTCTTAGCCTCTCTGTTTGCTTTGGGTCGAGGTTTACATCGAATTTATTTAGTTGGCTATCTTCTTTCATATAGTATTATATAAAAAGCAGCAGGGCGGGGCTATGTTTATTTGCAATAATATTTGGTAACCTTGGATGTCGCGCTTGACATTACTAGCTTATTTGCTATGATGTAATCAAACTGGGGCTGGTTTTGGGCCAGCTTTTATTTGCTTTTATTTGCTTAAAGTTACAGAAACGGGCCTTTATTTAGTTTTTTTTAGAAAAATAGGTGTTTGCTTTGTATCTGGCTAGGGCTAAATATTACTAATTATAAAAAAATATTACAAGCGGGGCTAGTTTTATAAAATTTTGTTTGCTCAGAGGCTATTTGGGTTGCTTTTGTTTGCTTTTGTTGGCTATTCGGGGGCAAAATATACCAAGCTTACCATTATTTATTATTTAGAGCAACAGCCACTATCCTATTATCCATTCCTATATCCATGAATATCTGATTAAACCCTTATTTTATCTTGTTTTCTTATTGTATCTCTATTATGTATTACTCTATGTATTACCTTGTGGTATACTGTATAAAAAGGAATAAAAACTAAGGTATAAATAAAAAGAATAATTTATGATAATTTATTGTAAATTATACCTGTCTACCCAACCTAGTCTCTCTATTCTATCTTCAAGATATTGTTTGGCCCAGACTAACATCTCTGGGGAAGGAGTGTGTTCATCGTTGTGGGAACGTCTGAACTCTTGGTCTCTGAATATAGGGTTTATTTCGGCTGCTATACGGACTGCTATAGCTTTATCTTTATCACAAAAATAACCAAGCTTAATGTTCCAGTATTTATAGTAAATTTGCACTTCATACTTCTCACGGCTTTTGTTCCAAAAAACCCCAGTTACCCCGCTAGTATTATTTTTACTTTTCTTTCTATTATGTTGATTCTGCTG